AATTTTTGCTGGAGGTAATCCAGCTTCAGATGTTATTCAAGAAACAAGATTTTCTACTGGAGGAACTGCAACAGATTTTGGAGATTTAAGTGCTGGTAAAGCAGGATTAAGTGCAGGATCAAATTCACACGGTGGTTTAAATGACGGATATCAAGGAACAAGACCCATATCAACTGGATCAGGAAGAGCTTTATTTGGTGGTGGCTACACAGCAGGAGCAGCAAATGGTTCTGATAAAGTAGAGATGATTCAGATTTCATCTACTGGTAACGCTGCCGACTTTGGAAATTTAACTCAAGCAAGAGCAGCACTTGCAACAATGGGGTCTAGTACAACAAGAGGTTTAAATGCTGCTGGTTATTTACAACCAGGAACAGCTTATAATATAATAGACTCACTTGAATTTCAGTCTTTAGGAAATGCGGCTGATTTTGGAGATGTAGGTGCTACAAATTTTGGACCTGAAGGTCTTTCAAATTCTACTAGAGGAGTAATTGGAGGGGGAAACACACCAAGTAAAGCTAATACAATAGAATTTGTAACTATAGCTTCAGCGGGTGATGCTGCAGATTTTGGAGATTTAACTGTTGCAAGAGGACAACAAGGATCTCTTGCAAATTCTACTAGAGGAGTTTTTACTGGAGGAAACAGTACACCTAATGCAAGTAATGTAATGGATTATATAACTATAGCTTCAGCGGGTGATGCAACAGATTTTGGAAATTTGACAGAAGGAAAAGATAGAATGGGACCAGGTGCTTGTAGTTCAACAAGAGGTGTATCTTTTGGAGGAGCTAATCCAAGTCTTGTTAATGTCATGGAATATATTACAATTGCTTCAACTGGTAACGGAACAGATTTTGGTGATATATCAGCAGTAAGACAAGACGTGGCTGGAACTTCAAATGGTGTAAGAGGAATTGTTGCAGGAGGAGAAACTCCTACAAGAGTTAATATTATTGAATTTATTACAATTGCGTCAACTGGTGATGTTACCGATTTTGGTGATTTTACTGAACTTAAAGATGACTGCACTGGTTTTTCAGATTCACATGGAGGTTTACAAGGATAATGGCTATTTGGGATATTAAAGAACGAAATAATTTAGCTAGAGCTAACCAAGCTAGTAGAGGTGATCGAGGTGCATTTGGTGGGGGTAATACGCCTAGTACAAGTGACATAATAGATTTTATACAAATTAGTACAGCAGGTAATGCCGCAGATTTTGGTAATTTATCAAGTGCAGATAGAAAGCATTTAAGTGCAGTAGCATCCAGTACAAGAGGACTTTATTTTGGAGGTGGAAGTAATAATAATATAGAAAATACAATAGATTATATTACAATTGCTTCAACAGGAAATGTTGCTGATTTTGGAAATTTAGGTGGGATAAGAAGAGGCGGTTCGGGTGTTGGTAGTGAAACAAGAGGTATAACAATGGGAGGAAGTAGTGCACCTGGTTATGTAAATATTATAGAATTTATGACTATTGCTAATACAGGAAATGCTACAGATTTTGGAAATTTAGGTGCTGCTAGAAATGCTGGTGCTGGTGTTACTAGTCCAACAAGAGGAATTAGAATGGGAGGATTACAATAATATGGCGTTTATTAATATAATAGAATTTGTAACTATAGCTTCAACTGGTGACTCAACAGATTTTGGTGACCTTTCAGGTGTTAGAGCAAACCAAGGTGGAGTATCAAGTGCTACTAGAGGAGTTTGTGGTGGAGGAAGAACTCCAACTTTTGTAAATATAATAGAATTTATTACTATGGCTTCAACTGGTAATACTACAGACTTTGGCGATTTAAGTGTCACAAGAAATTATCTAGCGGGTTGTAGTAATTCAGTTAGGGGTACTTTTGGGGGAGGATATACTCCAGATAATTCTGATGTAATAGATTTTATAACCATAGCATCAACAGGTAACGCTGCAGATTTTGGAGATTTAACAGTAGCTAGAGATTATTTAGCAGGACTTGGAAATGGACATGGTGGAATTAATCAAGAAGTAATTCAAAGACCATCAGTAAACTATATGCCTGGATCAGGGAGAGGGTTTACTAATGCAGGATCAAATTCAGGTGGATCGGGTGGATCTATTGATAGAATACAACTGACCCATATACCTACTTTAGGAAACGCTATAGATTTTGGAAATGCAGTTGCAAGACAATTAGTTGCAGGAGTTTCTAGTTTAACTAGAACTGTTATAATGGGAGGTGAAGATCCCGATGCAGTTATTGATACAATGGATTCATTTCAACATGCCTCTTTAGGGAACACGGCGGACTTTGGTAATTTATCCGCAGTTAGAAGAAATATGAATGGTGGCGGTGGAAACTCAACTAGAGGTATTTGTGCTGGAGGAAATACTCCATCACTTGTAGATATTATAGAATTTATAACTTTTGCTTCAGCAGGTAATACAACTGATTTTGGAAATATGACTACAGCTACAGAAGGTGTTGCAACTTGTTCTGGTGGTACAAGAACTGTTCATGGTGGAGGTTATGCTAGCGGAGAGGTAAACACAATAGAATATACAACAACTGCGTCAACTGGTAATGCAACAGATTTTGGAGATTTAACAGATGCAAGAAGAGGTACTCCTGCTTCTTCACTAGTAAGAGCTGTATTTATGGGAGGATATTCTCCAGGTCGAATAAATATTATAGACTATATAACTATTGCTTCAACAGGTGACGCTGCTGACTTTGGAGATTTAACAGTTGCTAGAGCAGCAGGATCGGGTCTTAGTAATTCAATAAGAGCAATTCATTCTGGAGGTGAAATTTCTGGAGAAGATACAGTAAATCAAGATTATATTACAATAGCAACAACGGGGGATGCCGCTGATTTTGGTGATTTAGTTGAAGCTTCTCAATATCATTCAGGTACTTCAGATTCACATGGTGGACTTTCTGGATAAAATATAGTATACATTTTGCATGAAAGACGAATTGTTACAAATATTTCCCACACCAATTTTAATTACAAAGTATAAAGGTTCATTAGTTGATGAACTAAAACACATTGATACATTAGATTGGATAAAACAAAAAGCTAATGGTAACTTTAAATCTAAAGATACTTATTTATTAAAACACGAACAGTTTAAAAATATAAAAAATTTTATAAATGAGTCTATAAATAAATTTACTAAAGAAATATCTCAATCAGATCAAAGGTTAGTGGTTACACAATCTTGGATGAATAAAAATCCTAAAGGATCCAAGCACCATGAACATGTGCATCCCAATAGTATTATTAGTGGTGTGTTTTATTTTAAACAAGATCCTAAACTACCCCCAATATCTTTTTCTAAAGCAATACAATCAGCTATGAAACTTGATCCTAAAAAATATAACAATTTAAATTCAGAAACATTTTTATTACCTTGCACTGATGGAGAACTTATATTGTTTCCATCAAATTTAAAACACAGTGTACCTATAAACATGAGTGAGGAATCTAGAATTAGTATGTCATTTAATACATTTAGTATTGATGTATTAGGAACTGAAGATAGTTTAACCCATTTAGATATAAGGAGTTTGATGAATGAGCACAATTGAAGATTATATATATGTTGAAAATCATATACCGACAGAGGTGTGTGAAGCGTTAATAGATGAGTGTAATAAAAAAGAATGGAAAAAACATACTTGGAATAATTATGCTGAAGGTACAACTAGTTCTGAACCTACAAAAGAATTAGATGTAATGCCTTGTACTAAAGAACAACAAGATAAAATTACACCTTATCTTATTAAAGCATTAGAAGCGTATCAAGTTAAACATAGTGTACCAGGAGACAAGACTCAAGGACCATGGCTTACTAAATTTAGTCCTATTAGATTTAACAAGTATGAAGTAGGCACTATGATGAGAGAACACTACGATCATATCCACAGTATATTTGATGGAAAAATGAAAGGTGTACCAATAGTATCAATAGTTGCTAACCTTAACACAGACTACGAAGGATCAGAATTCTGTTGCAGAGGCAAAGAAATTAAGTTAAAAACAGGAGATATACTTTTATTTCCGTCAAACTTTATGTATCCGCACGAAGTAAAAGAGGCAACTAAAGGCACTAGATATTCATTTGTAAGCTGGGCTTTTTAACTATATAAAGGCTTTATGCTTCAAAAAGTAAAATTTGCACC